ACGGAGGGCCTGATGATCCAGCTGGCCGACCAGATCCGCACCCGCGGTGGGTCGACCTCGGTGATCTTCCAGTCGCTCGGCGTCCGCCGCGCGTACTTCAACCTCCTCTCGCAGACCCGCTCCACGGTCAACGAGCAGAAGTTCACCGGCGGCTTCACGGGCCTCGCGTTCACCACGGACAAGGGCGAGATCCCCGCCGTGGCCGACGTCGATGCCCCGCTGAACAAGCAGTGGTTCGTCGAGGAGGACGCGCTGACGTTCTACCGCGACGAGGAGGCCCACTGGCTCGACCGCGACGGCCAGATGTGGAAGCAGGTCCGGGACGCCAACGGCGTGTACGACGCGTGGTACGCCCACCTCGCCGAGTACCACGAGCTCGGCACCGACCGCCGCAACACCCACGGTCTGCTCGACGACATCATCGAGAACTGATCGCACCCTGAGAGGCCCCGCCCGGCAATTCGCTGGCCGGGGCCTCTCGGCATGTGAGGAGATAGGCTTACGCCATGACCCAGACGCACCTGCACCAGAGCAACACCGTGTGGAATTCGGAGCTCGGCGAGTTCATCGACGACCGGCACGCGCACCTCGCCCAGATCATCCGGGACTACAAGCCCACGTACGAGCTCGTCTACATTCCGAAGAAAGAACGCGACGCCACCGACACCAAGCCGTGGGCGATCCTCGAGCGGCATCCGAAGACCGGCAACAACATCGTCCGGTACCTGTCGGAGATTGAGATGAACGATCCCGCGGGCGTGCTCGAGTGGCTCTTCAACGCCGACCTCGACAGGAACCGGCCGCAGGACGTCTTCCAGCGCATCCAGAACCGCGAGGCCGCCGAGCAGCTCATGAAGCTCAAGGCCGAGGAGGAGGAGATGCACGACCGGCTCGAGAAGGTCGCCACCATCGCCTCCGGCGGCCGGGACAAGAAGCACTGGTTCCGGCACAATGGGATCACGTACCGCAACTGACGGAGGTCGACCATGGGCTACGGGCCCCCCACGAAAACGCTCGGCGACGTCGCGAGGGCGGTCAAGCGCCAGTTCGGCGACGAGTCCGGCGTCCAGATCGAGGACACCGACATCGTCACGTGGGTGAACGGCGCCCAGACGACGATCAACAACCGGAACCGGGTGCTGAAGACCACCGCGACGACGCCGTCCGTGGTCGGGCAGGCCGCCTACAGCTTCCCCACCGACGACATCTACCTGCTCGAGTCCGTGCACTTCGACGGCGCTCGGGTGCCGAACACCTCGTGGGCGCAGGCCGAGGAGTCCGTCATCGGCACCGACCCGAACGCGACCGGCGTGCCGGAGCTCTGGTACGAGTGGGCGGGCACGCTCCACTTCTACCCGGCGCCGAGCACGGTCTCCGACGTGAAGCTCTACTTCACCCGGAAGCCGGTCGAGATCGAGTCGCCGACGCCCGACACGCAGCTGCTCGACCTGCCGGACAAGTACTTCGACGACATCGTGCGGTACTGCCTCCAGCAGGCGTACGAGATGGACGAGGACTGGCCCGCCTCGCAGGCGAAGAAGGACCAGTTCGACCAGAGCGTCGGCGACCTCGGCGAGCAGGAGCGCGTCGGGCAGTTCATGACCTACGAGACCATCACGGTCTACGAGGACTGAGGAGCGACGGATGCCCGGACAGTCCATTCAGGTCGGGCCGTTCCTCGGCGGCCTGAACAGCTACTCCGACGAGACGGCGGTCGCCGACAACGAGCTCGTCATCTGCGAGAACTTCGAGCTCGACCTCGACGGCTCGCTGATGTCGCGACCCCCGATCGCCTACCGGGACATCAACCTGCCGCTCGCGCCCAGCGGCGGCAACGTCCGCGTGCTCGGCTACTACTACGGCCCCGGAAACGTGCCCTACCTCCTCGCGAGCGACGGCGCCACCTCGACCTACTTCTTCAACGGCACGAGCTGGTCGCTCGTCACCTCGACGGTCGCCGCCCGGGCTATGACCCAGTTCGACGGCAAGGCGTGGCTCACTGCCCCTGTCGGAGGCGCTGCCTCGGGCGGCTACTGGACCCCCGGTGGCGGCTTCGTCGCCGAGCCGAACATGCCCAAGGGCGACGTCATCGAGAGCCACAAGTTCCGGCTCTGGGTCGCCGCGGGCAAGGACGCGCTCACGAACCCGACCCGCATCTACTTCTCGAACGTGCTCGGCTCGCCGACCTTCTGGCAGGCCGCGCCCGACTTCATCGACGTCGGCGCCGGTGACGGGCAGGCGATCGTGCAGGTGAAGGTCTTCTACAACGCCCTGCTCATCTTCCGCACGCACTCGATCTTCAACTTCCAGTACACCTCGGACCCGGCCGCCGGGTCGACCTCGCTCGTCGTGCCCGGTGTCGGCCTCACCGACGAGGAGGCGATCGTCGTCGAGGAGAGCTACCTCTACTTCATGTACGACGACAAGGCCTACGAGTTCTCGAACAACCGGGCCCAGCAGATCAACGTGAAGGTGCCGTTCGAGTCTGGCTCCCGGATCGGCATCTACGCGCCCTACAACGTCTCGAGCTTCAACCGGCGCATCATCTTCTCGTACTGGGACCGGCTGTTCGTCTACTCGCTCCGCACCCAGACGTGGACCGTCTGGAAGTCGACCGTGCATTCCTCGATCGGCACGATCACCAGCGCGCAGATCGACACCGTGTTCGAGGAGGCGATCGTCTTCTCGAACCAGTCCGTCCCGATCGGCCCGTCCCGCGTCGCCCGCACCCTGCACATCGTGGATGGACTCACCACGGACGCCGAGCCGATGCTCTGCATCGCGCAGACGAAGAACTACAACTACGAGGCCTCCTCGGCGTTCAAGCGGCTGTTCTGGTGGGGTGTCGACGCCGTCTTCCGCGGCAAGGTGACGGCCTATGCCGTGCCGGTCACGTTCAAGACGAACCCGACGTGGGGCCAGCTCCTGTCCAAGACGTGGGGCCAGCTGCTCACGCAGACGTGGGGCTCGCTTGTCTCGGACTCCGCGGCCGTCGTCACCGAGCGGGCCACCGCGGGCTCCGAGGCGATGCGGAAGTTCGTGAAGTTCCGCAAGAGCCTGCGGTTCCGGCAGATCTACTACCGGCTCGTGTTCGAGACCGACGGCTCCCTGTCGACAGCACCCGTCCGGCTGTTCTCTCTGATGACGTACGTGCGACCGCATGAGCGGGTCTCGAAAACCACGACCTAGGCGGTAAGATACGGCCATGGCCAGCCCGATGCGCAAGCAGTCCACGCCCCCCATTCCGGGGTCCGGCGGGGGCTTCAACCCGTACTCGGCTGGGCGGAAGCACTACGGCGCCGGGCGAACCGCCCCGAATGTCGGGAAGACCGCGAACAAGGCAGGATACGCTGCACGGGATGGCCGAGCAGCGGCACGGCGGGAGGCGCTTCTCCGCCGAGGACGAGAGGGATTCTGATGGCGAACCAGAACGACGGCGGCGGTCGGTCGAGGTCGAACTACCGGCAGAAGGGGCACGGCGGCAGCTTCGCGCCCACCGGCAAGAAGGGCCGTAGCGCGAACATCGCTTCCGCACGCCCGGTCCCGGCGAGCCCCCCGCCGCCCGTCCCGTACCCCGGCGCCGGTGGTGGCGGCGGCGGCAGCTACGACTTCGCCCCCATGGGCGGAGGCGGCATGGGCGGCGGACAGGCCCTGTCGGCGCCCGCTCCGCAGATGTCGGAGGCCGACTGGCTCGCCGGTGACCAGAGCTACATCCGACAGATGGCCGCGCTCAAGGCCGCGATGGAGAACTTCACCGCCGATCAGGGCGCGCAGACCACGCGGTACAACACCGACTTCAACACCGGCCTCTCGCAGCTCGGCTTCTCCGGGCGTCCGGACGCCGCAGGCTCGGACCCGTTCACGACCGAGGGCGGCATGTGGAACGAGACCGACCAGAACACTGCCTCGGGTCGGGCCTTCTCGAACCAGCTCAACGACTTCGCCTCGCGCGGCGTCCTGCAGTCGAGCCTGTTCGGCAAGGCGCGCAACGACCTGCAGCGCTCGCTCAACGACCAGCTCAACTCGGTGGTCTCCGGGCGCACCAACTTCCTCGACGACCTGATGCGCCAGAAGACGGCGTACCAGCAGGAGAACGAGAGCGCCGGGCGCAGCGCCCGCGAGGAAGCGCTCGCCCGCATGGCCGCCTCGATCGGCATCTGAGGAGATTCCCGTGGCAGTTCGACTGAATGACGAAGAGCCGGTCTTCGGCGAGTCCGGCTCCTTCAACCCGAAGGGGTTCAAGGGGTATTCGTCGAGCTCGCGCTACCGCAAGACGAAGCCGAACAAGGGCATCGGCCTGAGCGACATCGGCGCCCAGCTGGCGAACTTCATGAACGACAGCGCCCGCAACGTCGGCAACTTCGCCTCCACCGCGGGGTCGTTCCTCTCCTCGAACCGGCAGCCCGCCGCTGGTGGCGGATTCGGCGACTACCTCGTCGGCCGCGGTGCCGATTCGCCGGTCAGCCCCATGCGCCGTCGCGGCGAGACGGTGCAGCGCCTCCAGCAGCAGGAGGAGCAGGCCGAGGAGGGCACCCAGCTCGGCATCCTCGACTTCCTCGCGCAGGCGCAGGGCCTGATGGGCGGCGCTGGGGGCGGCGGGGTCAACTACGACCCGCTGCGGCAGGCCGCCCGGGGCCGCTTCACCGAGGGCGACGCGAAGCTGGAGGCCATGTACCGGCAGCTCGCGGACTCCATCGGCGCGCAGGCAGGCACCATCGCCTCGAACTACGACGCCGGGGCCGCCGGGCTGAACCAGAACGCCGCGCAGGCGCAGAGCACGATCGGCG